TGCCGACATGGGTGCTGCCTGAAGGCCGCGAGGTACGCCGCAGCGCCGGAACATTGGGGTAACGGGAACCTGCCGCCGGGGACAGACGCTCAGGCGTTGTGTCCCATTGCGCTACAGATGTCCAAATGTGTAGTGCATTTGCTCCAACATCCGATGAAATGACACGCTAGACTGTGACCCCAGAGCGAGTGCAAACGCTCAACAACCCAACCTGGGGGGCAGCGGGTCAGCTCGCACTCGCTCCCCGCTGTCTCCTCAGGATTTCATTTGTCCGCTACATGGCGGACGGAAGGCAGAATCATGCATTGGTTTCCCCTGTACACGAAGGAATGGGCAGCGTCGGTCGGCCACATGTCGGCTGCCCAGCGCGGGATCTACATCAGCCTGCTGGTGTTCCAGTGGGACAACGGCAGCGTTCCGGACTGCATGGAGCAATGCGCACGCATTGCGGGCGCAATGCAGATGCAGGAAGGTGACTGGCTGATAATCCGAGACAAGTTCAAGCGCACCGACGAGGACGGACGGCTCCGCAACGCCAAGTTGGAGAGCGTCCGTAGCACGCAAGTTGAGAAGGCAGAAGCAGTTAGCAACAACGCGAAGCGTGCTGCGGCAGCCCGTCACAAGCGCCCAGAACCATGCGCACGCACTGCGCCCGCAATGCCGACGCAATGCGCGAGCATTGCGCGAGCATTGCCCACGCAATGCCATTCAGAGTCAGAATCAGAATCAGAGTCAAAGAGAATCAAAACCCCCCCTACCCCCCTTCCTCGAGACGCGATGCGACGTCTGTTGCTGCGTGAGCCGGCCTGGCGTACACGGGTCGAACGGGCGGGTGCGGGGGATTGGTATGTCAAGGGGGAGGACGGACAGCAGAGGGTCGTCACCGAGGACGAGGTCATTGCCGAGGGCATCGAGGTCATACAGACGAAGGTCAAGGCCGAGCGCCTGCAGGTGTTCACGAAGTGCATGAACGCGGGCCTCGTCGAGGACGAGGCGCACGCGCTCTACCGCCGTTGGTTTGCCGATCACCTCGAGGGCGGCCCGTCGCCCCTGACGGCCATGCGCAACGATCTCGCCGACAAGAGCGTCCGGAACATCGCAGCCGTGTGGAGGGCACGACTCGCCGCCCCGTACAATCCCGGTCATGGCACGCAAACGCAAGTCGTCGAAGCAGGTGCTGCTGGCGGGCCTCGATGACTGCATCCTCGGCGTGCACTACCCCCGCGCCGGCGAGGCAGGGCCGCCCGTGGTCGTCTACAGCGCGGACATGATCGCAGCCCGCCTACGCGACGATCAGGGCATGACCCAGGTCGAAGCACGGTGCTTCGTCACCGACGAGATTGAGGCACGCTGGATGGGGCCGGGCACACCGCGACTAGTCTGGGCGGCAACTATCCAAGATTTTGGAATAAACAGCACCAAGGACTGATATAATCACGCCATGATCGTACGAAGCTTCGATGACTGGAAGGCCGCCGTGCGCGAGCACATGGCACAGACCGGACAGGTCACCAACGCGCTGGCTGTTCGCATGGACGCCGAGGACCGCATGGCGGCACACAACGTGCGTTGTCTACTTTCTGACGCCCCCAAGATCCGCCGCAAGGGCTGCAACCTCGCCAGCGCAATCGCCATCGCCGAATCCGTTGGACTGGAAATCCATCTTTCATACAAGAATGAAACCTGATGCCAAGCAAATCACCCGCACAGAAGCGCCTGATGCAGGCGGCAGCGCACTCCCGGTCGTTCGCAAAGAAGGTCGGCGTCCCTATGTCCGTCGCAAAGGAGTTCGTCAGGGCGGACAAGGCCAAGGCGAAGGCCAAGCGCCGCGCCCGCTAGGCCGACCGCCAGAGCCCGTACCGCAAGAACTGGCCGACGACCTGGTCGCTTGGCTCACGTTGGGCAAGCCGCTGCGGGAATGGTGCAGGCAGCCAGGAAACCCGGAATGGCGAACGGTGTACCACTGGATGGACAAGGATCCAGACTTTGTGGCACGCATCGCACGCGCACGCGAGGACGGGCATGACGTGATCGCCGACGAGTGCAAGGAACTGGCCGACACCAAGCCAGCCGATCAGGTCGAGGTTGCGTGGCGGCGACTCCAGGTTGAGACGCGGCTTAAGCTCCTCGCCAAGTGGAACCCCAAGAAGTACGGCGACAAGGTCGGCGTGGACCATGCCGGCGGCGTGAACCTGACCGTCATCACGGGCGTGCCAAGTGCCGATAAGTCTTGACTACAACCCGCGCCAGTGGCAGCGGGAATGTCACCTGAAGCGCAAGAGGTTCACCGTTCTCGCGCTGCACCGACGTGCTGGCAAGACGGAACTCGCCATCATGGAGCTTCTGGACAAGGCTCTGAAATGCAAGCAGCCGCTTGGGTTCTTCGTGTACATCGCTCCGTTCCTGCGCCAGGCCAAGGCCATCGCTTGGGCGCGTCTCAAGGACAAGCTGCGCCCGATGCGCACGACTGGGGCCATCGACATCAACGAGGTGGATCTGGCCGTCGTGTTCAAACACAACGGCGCGACCATCCGCCTTTTCGGCGGCGACAACCCCGACGCCCTGCGCGGCGTCCGTCTCGACGGCTGCGTGATTGACGAGGTCGCACAGATCAAGCCCGAGGTCTGGACCGACATCGTTCAGCCTGCCCTGTCCGACCGCAAGGGCTGGGCGATGTTCATTGGCACGCCGTCTGGCATCAACCTGTTCAGCGAGCTGTTCTACCGCTCCAACGGCCTCGAGGACTGGTGGTCTGCCCTCTATACCGTCGATGATACGGACGCCATCGACCGTGACGAGGTCAAGCGCCTGCGCCGCGACATGCCAGAGTCGGCGTTCGCACGTGAGTACCTGTGCGACTTCAGCGCAGCCGGCGACGATCAGTTGATCACGCTGTCCGACGCTGAGTTAGCGGCACGTCGCCGATACTCAGACGGCGACATCGTGGACGCTCCGCTGGTTGTCGGCGTTGACCCGGCCCGGTTCGGTGACGACCGCAGCGTGATCGTGCTGCGCCAAGGGCTCGTCGTGTTCGAGCCGCAGGTCTACCGAGGCATCGACAACATGAGCCTGGCAGGTCGGGTAGCCAACGTCATCGAGGAGCGCGACCCGGACGGCGTGTTCATCGACGTCGGCGGCGGGGCAGGAGTGATCGACCGCCTGCGCCAGTTGGGCTATGGGATCGTGGAAGTGAACTTCGGCGGCAAGCCCAACAACCCCGGCCTGTTCGTCAACAGGCGCACCGAGATGTGGTGGACGATGCGGGAATGGCTCGAGCAGGGCGGCTCAATCCCCAACGACCCGTTCCTGAAGGCCGAACTCGCCACCCCAACGTACTCGTACGACAGCAACGGCAGACGGGTGCTCGAGTCCAAGGACGAGATCAAGCGCCGGCTACAGGGTGGTGCGAGCCCGGACATCGCCGACGCGCTGGCGCTGACGTTCGCGTTCCCCGTCGGCAAGCAGCTCCCACGCGAGGTGCGCGACCGCATCGACACTCGACCAGGCGACTACGACCCATACGAGGGCATGCAATGATCCGACCAGCAACCAGCGATGACGTTCCTGCGCTGCTGACGATGGGCAGGCAATTCATCCAGTTCAGCGAGTACAGGTCGATCAACGACCATCTGACCGACGAGCAACTAGCGAACGGTATAAGCGCGGTCATCGACTGTGGAGTTTCGTTCGTTGCGCTCAACGGCGAGCAAATCATCGGCGTCATCCTTGGAATGGTCGGGCCGCTGTGGTTTGCCACGCACATCCAGACCGCGGTTGAGCTCGCCTGGTGGGTCGATCCTGCGTACCGTGGGATGGCCGGCATCAGGCTCATGCAGGCGTTCGAGAATGAGGCCAAGCAACGCGGTTTGAAGTACGTGGCGATGAGCGATCTCGTGATGAATGGGCGAGATGAGACACCTGCCGCAAGAATCCTCGGCATCATGGGTTACACTCTGACCGAGCGGATGCATTCCAAGGAGATTTGACATGGCTTTATTCACAGCAATCGGTACGGCTCTCGGTGCTTCGGCAGCAGCAGCAGCAGCGACTGGCGCGGCTGTCGCAGGAGCAGCAGCAGCAGCTGGCGGTTTGGGTTATTCGATGTATGCCGGCGAACGTGCCGACAAGGCTCAGAAGCAGGCGCTCGGCGAGCAACGGCAGGCCCAGCAGCAGGCTGCTGCACAGGCTGCAACGCAGCAGCGACGCAGTGCGCAGGCGATGGCAGCAGCCAACCGCCGGCAGCCTGACATGGGCAGCATCATGGCTGGCGCAGCTGAGGGCGCAGGTGGCGGGCCGACCAGCACCATGCTGACTGGACCGACTGGCGTCAACCCGCAGGATCTGGCGCTCGGTCGCAGTTCACTCCTCGGAGGCTGACATGGCTGCGTTCGGCAACATCAGACCACCAGCCAGCGACCAAGGTACGGCAGATGCAGCCCGTCCGTGGCTGACTATTCCCAAGCAGCCAAGCGGTGGTAGTGGTGGATTCTTTGGTGGGAAACCGCAAGCCGAACAGCGTCCGTTGTTCTCGCCAATGAAGACCGAGGATCTCGTCAAACTCAGCGCAGAAGATCGCAATGCGTACTTTGCAGACTATGCCAAGTACGGAAACTCACTATCTGGACTGCGTTTGATGGGCGCACCGGGCGGAGGAATTATGGGTTCCCCGGGCGGTGGTCTTATGGGCATCGGACGATTGATGGGCGCTGCGCAATCGTCACTTGAGAACCAGCGGCAGGCATTGAACGATTTGCTGTACCCACGCGCACCAGGCGGTTTCTTGCCAAGGGCTGTTCAAGGTCAACGCACCCCTAACGCACCAGGCGCACGATGAGCGAATACACCGGCGACGCACAGTCCTACCCAAGCGCACCTACCCGCGACAAGTTGTTCACGCGATGGGGGCAGCTCAAGTCTGAGCGGGCGTCGTGGCTGTCTCACTGGCAGGAGATCACGACCTACCTGCTCCCGCGCAACGGGCGCTACTTCCGCCAAGACCGAGACAAGGGCTGGCGCCGGCACAACAACATCTACGACAACACCGGCACCCGCGCACTGCGCACGCTCGGTGCCGGCATGATGGCTGGCGCGACCAGCCCGGCACGGCAGTGGTTCAGGCTGGCAACCGCCGACCCGGAACTGAACTCCTACCAGCCCGTCAAGTTGTGGCTCGATGACGTGACGCGCCGCATGCAGTTGGTCTTCCAGAAGTCGAACACCTACCGCGCCCTGCACACGATGTACGAGGAACTCGGCGCGTTCGGTACGGCCACGAGCATCGTGCTGCCCGACTTTAAGAACGTCATCCACCACTACCCCGTTACGACTGGCGAGTTTTGCATCGCTACCGACGCGCAGGGCCGCGTTGACACGCTGTACCGCGAGTTCGAGATGACGGTCGCCGCGATGGTCAAGGAGTTCGGCTACAAGAACTGCTCCACGACCGTGCGCAACATGTGGGATCGCGGCACGCTTGACCAGTGGATTCCAGTCATCCACGCCATCGAACCGCGATCCGACCGCGACCACAAGAAGCGCGACAACAAGAACATGGCGTGGGGGTCGTGGTACTTCGAAGTCGGCGGCGAGGACGGCGTGTTCCTGCGCGAGAGCGGGTTCGAGCAGTTCCCTGCGCTTGTCCCGCGCTGGGCCACCGCCGGCGGCGACATCTACGGCAACAGCCCGGGCATGGAGTCGCTTGGCGACATCAAGCAGCTACAGCACGAGCAGTTGCGCAAGGCGCAGGCCATCGACTACCAGACCAAGCCGCCGCTCCAAGTGCCCGTGTCCATGAAGAACCGCGACGTCGAGACGCTGCCCGGTGGCATCTCGTTCGTGGACGGCGCGTCAGCCGGCATCAAGACGGCGTTCGAAGTCAACCTCAACCTCCAGTACCTGCTCAACGACATTCAGGACTGCCGCGAGCGCGTGCGTGGTGCGTTCTACGCCGACATGTTCCTCATGCTGGCGGGCCAGCCGAACACCCGCATGACGGCCACCGAGGTCGCCGAGCGACACGAGGAGAAGCTGCTGATGCTCGGGCCCGTGCTCGAGCGCCTGCACAACGAACTGCTCGACCCGCTGGTGGACATCACGTTCACGCGCATGTTGCAGGGCGGCATCATCCCGCCGGCACCCGAGGAGTTGCAGGGCATGGACCTGAACGTCGAGTTCGTCAGCATGCTCGCCCAGGCACAGCGTGCCATCGGCACGAACTCGGTCGACCGCTTCGTCGGCAACCTCGGCCAGATCGCCACGATGAAGCCGGACATCCTCGACAAGTTCGACAGCGACCAGTGGGCCGACATCTACGCAGACATGC